CATTCCTCTAACTCGGTTAACCTCATAAATAGTACTCCCCTCAGAGTATACCATCCCTCTTATTTTATTGGCGTAGATGTCATCTGGAAGGGAGTACTGTTGCGTTCCTTGTACAACTGGAATATAGGCCTTTGTTAGGAAGTAATCATCTTCCCTGCCAAGCCTGTGAATGTTTGCCTCGCACTCGTCAATGCCCTCGTTTATGATCGCAAGAAGCTCTGTGGGGACTACGAAATCCTCGGCCTCAATATCAAGATCTTGCTTAATTTTTGTCTGGATCTCATCTAGCGTCCACCGTCTCATGCGTTGGCTCCTTCGTTCCCAGTAAAGGTTGTGTGAGTCTTAGACAGCATAGCAAAATGAAGCGTGTACCCAAGTAGATTCAAAATCTCACCCTTCTTATAACCCTTAAGTAACCACTTCTGAGACCCGGTAGGAGCCTCACCAGCAGAAGCACTAAAAGTAAGCGTATCATCTGTCCTGGCAGTTACAAGATATTGCTTTGTGTAAGTATCAGACGCGAAACTAATATAGTAATCCACACTGTCCGCAGGCCAATCCACATCGGCGGCATTATCCAAAGTAACCGTCGTGGCTATCGAATTAACTGTTGCTTGGCCAAGCGTGTCAGATTTTGTGATGATAGTGTAGGCGTTGGTTATTTGGATCTGCATGTAAGCGCACCGTAGGCCCTTGGCGGGCATCCTGCGCCACTCCTCTATAAGTCCTTCAGCGTTCCAAACAAATTCAGGGTTGCCCCATACAAACTCAGGATCCCCCCATATAAAGTTCTTCCGATACCGGATCTGTTGTAGAGATCTTGAGAACTTGCCGTCGTCATTGATCGCGTTGATTTGGGCGGAAATGTTGGATTTATTCTTCATGGTCACCAGGATCCTAGGCACCCACTTTCTCACAAAGTTTGTCCCAAAGTTGGTAACAATCCCCTTGTAGTCCCAAATAATAGTCCTGTTTTTCCATAAAGAAGCAGCAATACTGGTGTCTATTTTCTTGTCCGTTGCTAAAGTATCGTTGTGCCTTAGAACATACCCTCTGGTGTCTGCTCTATGGAGTAACCCATCGAAGAACTCAAGATCTGTCGGCCTAAAAGAATTCCCCCCAACCCAAGTTGTAAATGGCATATTTGGAGAAATTCCCCACCGAAGATCCAAAGAAAAGATAGTGTCGTTATCCCCACTTGCAGAGTCAGCTTGGAAAGTCCAATAGATAAGCCGCTTTTTCTCGTCGTAAACACCCTTAACTCTTCGCACATCCCCGCTTGTTTTTAGGATGGACACAAGGGATTTGTAGGTATCGTTCAAATGGTCTGAAATCTTAAATGTTTTATACCCATCAGTGACGTAAAACCCATCATTTCCAGCCCAAAAAAGCATCTGCTCTGCTTGTACAAAAGAAGCGTTGGAGATAACCCCAGCCGTATCGTGGATTCTAATATGAATCATAGACCCGCGTCCAAACTCGTCAAACTGCCCTTCCACTCGGTAGATATATTTTCTACACCCAATAATAGGTGTCTCATTCACCGAAGAAAAACCCATGATCTCGTCTTCCACAGTGTCTCTGAAAATTGCTGGACAAGAATCAAAGTCTAACTGGACTGATTGGATATAGGTGTTGGGTAAAATCTCAGAGCCTTCTTTGATATGAGCGTAGTAACAAACAGCTCCTACAACATGCACGAACTTGCAAAGCGGAGGAGGATCGTTACTCAGTACACCGCCGTCTGTGTATAGGATAACATTGCTAGTAATAGAAGCGTCAGCGTAATTATCATTAAAAGTAGTCGTCCCATTTGTTACCTCACCTATTTTGTAGTGAGTGTTCCCACCATCTACTGATCGGTAAATGTATACCTTTATTACAGCAGTATCGTAGTTATTCGTGGAACCATTGGAGATTACTGGGATTACGCTGATTGCATTGGCACTAGAGCTTGGATCACTGGAGTTGTTTACCTCGACATAGGTCACCGGACCAAAATCTTCAAACGTTTGGTTTCCTACTGTGTAGGTGTAGTGGTAGTGAAAGGCATACACGAAATTAGCGGCCCCCGGAGTTCCGATTGTTATAACGGGATTACTTGCTAAATCTGGAAGTCCAGCAGTTCTAAGACGTAGCACGTTTCCGGAATCTCTATATATTTTCTGAGGAATTGCCCAAGCGTCATTAGTAACAATTAAGTGGCTGTTCCATTGGGTGTAGGAAACATAATCAGCAGTGGTTCCTGTTGAAAACACTTGGTTACCAGATGGTCCTGTAAGTGTGGCGTATGCTGAAGGATCCCTGTAATAAAGCTTGTTGGCAGAGTGAACAAACAAAGTATCGTCATGGTCGTAGTTTATGAGCGTTCCAATCCTCTGAGTTCCCGCAGGTATCTGAGCATTTGCAGTGTCATCCACCTCAGATCCTGGACGCATGAGAAGACTCTTATTATCCCCAATGAGAAGGTTTTCCATCCTTTCGCCTTGGTTGATGGGGGCATTGATATACGTATCAGTTATACCACCAGTAAAGTCTTCAAACTGCGCAGGCTGTGTTTGGATCATGAATAAACCGCCGTTAAAGTTTCAGTATTATCGTTCAAATAAATATCGTACTGACTTGTACTTACACGTACAACCGTTGGGTATACAAGATCCCCACTTGAGAGCCGAAATTGTAGGGAAAGGTTATCAAAGTTAAGAGAAGCTGCAAGAGTGACTGTTTGTTTGTATAGCCCACCAGCTACAAGTGCCCAGGATCCGGCAGGGATACTCTGCGTAGCGTGTGTCAGAGAACTTGTGGGTATTTTGGAAGAGTTAGACCCGTCGTGGTTATGGCTGTTTAGGCGGTCAATATTGTCTTCGAGCGCTGGGAAGACTACAGGACCTAGGTCATTTGTTTCGGGTTTCTTGTACCCATAAGTTAGAGTTAACATCCTATAACCTCCCTAAAAGTATGCCTATTACAAGTCCAGAAATCCCCACTATTGGAACAGACCAACCAGAGGACTCGCACTTTTCTTCCTGACATTTCTTGAAAGCTTTTTCTAAGTCTTCAAAATCCATTTCTTTTTTCTTACACTCCACAATATATTTGACCAAAGCCTTAGTCTCTTTTTCCTCGAAGCAATTCTTCTCCTTCGGCAATGGCATCGCGTATAATGTCGTCATCGGATTTATTGCTAATATATTTATCAATAAGATCGTCATTATTCCTTTTTTCAAGCTCTAAATCCTTTTCCCTCAACTGTGATTCTAGCTTCTCTTTTCCCTGAGATCCAACCTTTTGTCCAATTCCAAAGGCTACCAAAAGCCCAGGGAGAGTTCTCTCTAAAAATAGGAAAAATCTCTCCCAAAATTCTTTCATTTTACCTTCAAATCCTCTAAAGCCTCTTCCAACTTCTTTGTTTGTGGATTTACTCCAAGCGTTGGAAGCCAGTGAAGAATCTTTAGTAGCCAAGCTGTGAACTTTCCAACCTTCTCGTCATCGCTTTGCTTTGGAGTAAGCCGTACAACTACTGTGGCCCCAAGAGTAATAATCATCATAAGCTGGGCAATGGCTTGGAACCAAAAAGGAACTTGTGTTACAATCAATTCAATCTTTTCCATCATTTGATCTCTCCTTGAAAATTTTTACCTGTCCTTGTTCAATAGTCACAAATCTCTTTTCGATTGCTTTAACAAACGTCTCAAATGTGTGAGACATTCTTTGTTGCTCAATTGTGATTTTCTCAAGCTCGACTTGTAGACGATAAAGGCGCTTATCCATATCCTGGAAATCTCTGATAACAGCTCTAAGCTCTTTTTTGAATTCATCTAACATTTCCTTTAGAGCATTAACGCTATCTTGAAACCGACTAACACGACTAGACTCCAAACTATCAGATGCTTTATAATACCGATCAATAAGTCTACCTCCTACAAAGTAAACAAGCCCCGCTAGGAGGCCAAAAGCTGACATTACAAGAGTAAGATCCAGCATCATGACATCACCACCCAGTTTGGATAAGCTGGCATTAGGATATCAATGATATCTGATCTGTGAATGTAGGGTCTTATCCTGACAAAAGCTCTGTGAGCAATAGCCTTGAACTGATCGATAGTGTTTGGTCCACCACCGCCAGCCTCTACCATTCTGTGCGTATCTATCATGAAAGCAACATGAGATATTGCCCTATGGCTTTGGCCAAAGAACACAAGAGCCCCTGGACCGGCTTCTGATTTTCTACCGTGCATAAGAAAATGACCATAAAGACTCTGAGCGTTTTGATCCCCTTTGGGGTCAACACCAACTGAGGAGAGAATTTCTTGCACCAGACCTGAGCAGTCAAACCCACCCATAGGAGTCTCACCACCCCATTGGTAGGATGCTCCTATGAATGATTTTGCGTACTCAGTTAGTGTTTTCAACTATTTTTCTCCGTGGCATATTACATGAAAACTTTGATCTTCTGGGGCACCTGTACCACCTGTCCAAACATTAATAGGAACTGTGGATACCGTAGTACCGGCTCCGCCAAGTGCACATGCTCGTCCACCAATTCTTGCGGAACAAGTACAATGTGGAGCAACAGAAAAAGTGTTAGCTACTAAATTTAGTGTAAAATCTCCAACACCATTGTCTGTGATTGAACTAATCCAAGATCCCGTCTGATTAGACACACTGGGAGTTCCTCCAGAGACAACAACAAAAGCAGAGGCTATTTTAGTTCCTGCTTCTACAGGGCTTGTCACAGTATTAGCAATAAACGTACTTGCTTGCTGGGACCACGGTCGGACAGTGACGTGGATGTCAATTTGACCAAGGCCAGCAGCTCTATTGGCGTATATGAAATTATCAATAATGTTTGTGTTTGTTGTTTTTTCATACGCTAGCTTCAAAACCTTTTTACCAACAGTATCCCACTTAAAGATACCGCAAATGTTAAACGCCCTTCCTATAATAATATTCTCTGTTGAAGACTGCTGGTGCCTTTGTACTATTGGAACTCTAGAATTTCCCTCTGAAATTACCGCCGAACTATTGTCCAATGTCTCTATAATTTCAAAAGCAGCGTCCATATTACGTTGCCCAGATCCTGTTGAACAAGACAAATAATGCCCAAATTCAAAGCAAGCCTGATAAGCACCAGCTTTAGGTATGCTGGGAATTGTTACGCCCACAATTTCGTTAACTCCTGAACAAGTAAGACCCGTGCTAACAGCGCCATTACAAGGAATTTGTGCTGTCTGTGAACCAGAGTTAAGAACCATATCAAGGCTTCCATTATTTAAGGCCACATATGAAGACTGTGCTCCTGTGTCTAAAGCTACTGTAGCCCCGCCAATATTCGCATCCACATACCAATCAGCATTATCAAGAGTAATAGCTTTTTCGGAGCCGAGAGGTAATCGCTCAACTGTCCAAGTTAAAACTCTGCCCTCAGAACCGGTGGCGTCGTTATACACTCTGATAGTCGCCGAACTACTAGCGGCACCAGCTAGACGAAAGTTCCTAGCTCCTCCAGTTGTATATGAATATACTGCCTTCAGTGTAAATGTAGAAAGATCCGGTGTAGTTTGGTTTCCATTCCTACCTGATAAGTTACCTCTAAATGCACTACCATCGTTGATTGCTAATGAGCCGCCTGTGGATGCTGACGTATTCCATTCCACTGTCCCTGTTGCCGTTACAATATATGTACCAGGAGGTAAGTACGCAAAATCAATATCTGGCAAATCATTGTCCGTTGTAGTTACTGTATAATTACTTGATACTACCGTTATAGCTGGGCAATCAGTATCCGCAGTAAATGCTCCTAGAGAAGCATTAGTCCTACTCCATTGACAGTTTACGGTATCTGCATAGTAGGCATGCGCTACAAGTTCTGCCTGAGAAACGTCCTTATACTTTCTAACCGAGCCAACCCACGCCTCATCAAGAGTTATCTCAGCCGCATCAGCAGTACTTTTTACCCTAAAACCAATCGTTCCACTTGTAGGACAAGTGAATATAATAGACATGGGCTCAGAAATACTTCCACTTGTTACTGCAAAATCAGCCTCTGCTAAAACATTAGTTCCATCATAAGCCTGTAATGCCAAGTGTGTTGCGGTTCCACTACTCCACAAATATAAAACTCCGATCTCACAATCTCTACCCTTAAGTCCTGCGGGCACAGTGTATTGAGTGGAACTAAAATATTGCGTAGTTGCACTTGCGTCCCACTTAAGAGACTGCTTTCCAATAAGGGGAGCGGAGGTCTCAACCGCAGAAGCTCCTCCAGTGATGGTGTACGTGGCCTTACCAGCCTCCATCCCTGGGTTCTCCAAAAGGTTCCTCCCGTCTTCAAAAAACTGACGAGTACTCTCAGGAGGACCAGCCCATGTAAGCATAGGAAGAAAACAAATTAGGAAAATAACAAAAAATTTCATGCTCCCTCCTTAAGAGAACTTAATTTCCGTTGCGTTTGGAAGAAAATTAATATCCGCAGTATCC